CTTAGCGTCATGTCTAGTGGAAAACTTGCTCAAGTAGATCTTGAGAATCTAAATAAACGAAGTTAAGCTAACGCAACTTCAAATTCGTCAACCATGAAAGGAACGATATGGCAGAAGAAAATATACAAGGTGCAGCAGAAAAAATATCTGGATTACTGAATCCTAAACAGGACAATCAAGTACCAGAAACTAAAGCAGAACCTTCAGAACCAACTCCTGAGACACAGGAAGTTCAAGAAAGCACAGAGTCGAAAACAGCTCCTATTGAACAGGAATCTGAAAATACTGAGACAACAGAAGAAACACCAACAGAATTAGAGACACCAGAGCTCCACCGAGTTAAAGTTAGTGGTCAAGAGCTTGAGGTGAGCCTCGATGAACTGAAGGCAGGATATTCTAGAGACTCGGATTATAGACAAAAAACTCATACTTTAGGCATGGAAAAGAGAGATCTTGAAAGCCAAAAGAATAGTTTGCGTCAAACTTACGATACTCGTTTAAATGAACTAAACGATTTAATTTCGACAGCTAATCAATTTGTTGAACAAAAACAAGGTGGACAAGATCTTGCAAAACTTTATCAAGAAGATCCAACTGAAGCTGCTAGACTTGACTTTCAATTAAGACAAGAAAAGCAACACATTGAATCTTTAAAAAGTAAAGCAAGAGAAGTTCAGGCTCAACAATATGAGTCTTATCTTGAAACACAAAAAGAATTAGCTGCAACAAAAATACCAGAGTTTAGCGATCCAAATAAAGCTGACTCTTTTAAACTTAACTTACGTACTACGTTACGTGATTATGGTTTTAATGACCAAGAGATAGGTAGCCTTGCAGACCATAGATTTTTATTGGTAGCAAAAGATGCTATGAGTTTTAAGTCTCAAAAAGACAAAAGACCTATAGTTTCTAAAAAGGTTGCTAATGCTCCTAAAGTTTTAAAAGCTGGTGTTGCTAGATCGAATGTTAGTTCAGGTAGAGAGGAAGTAAGAAATAAAATCAAGACGCTAAGAAAGACTGGTCACATAAGAGATGCTCAGTCAGCAATAGCTGATATGATTAATCTTAAATCTCAACAAAGGAAATAAACAATGGCACAACCAACTAACACGTTTGATACGTATGATTCAGTCGGTGAAAGAGAAGATCTTTCTGACGTTATCTACAGTATCTCACCAACAGATACGCCTTTCCTAAGTTCTGCAGCTAAAACACAAGCAACTGCAGTTCTACACGAATGGCAAACCGACTCACTTGCAGCAGCAGCTACTAACAATGCTGTTATTGAAGGTGACGAAGCAACTTTAGATGCATCAACTGCAACTACTAGACTTTCTAACAGTACACAAATTATGGATAAAACTGTAGTTATTACTGGTACTCAAGAATCTGTAGACAAAGCAGGTAGAGCATCTGAATTAGCATACCAAATCGCTAAAAGAGCTAAAGAGCTTAAAAGAGATATGGAAGCTACTATTACAGGAAACATTGCAGAAGTAGGTGGAAACTCTACAACTGCTAGAAAAATGGGAACTCTTGGATCTTGGGTCACTACTAATGATGACCTAGCATCTGATGGTGCTTCTGGTGCAGGTGCAGGAAATGCAGCTCACACAGATGGTACTCAAAGAGCTTTCACAGAGTCTCAATTAAAATCAGTTATTAAATCAGTTTGGAATGCTGGTGGGGATCCTTCTATGGTTATGGTTGGCCCTTTCAACAAACAAAAATTATCAGGTTTTACTGGTAATTCTACTAGATTTGATGCTGGTGCAGACGCTACTTTATACACTTCAGTAGACGTGTACGCATCTGACTTCGGTCAATTGCAAGTAGTACCTAACAGATTCTCTAGAGATAGAGACGCTTATGTACTAGACATGGAATACTGGGGAATTGCGTTCTTAAGAGACTTCTCTATGCATGAACTTGCTAAGACTGGTGACTCAGAGAAAAGACAACTTCTTGTTGAAGCAACTCTGGAATCTAGAAACGAAGCAGCTTCAGGCTTAGTAGCTGACTTAACAACATCTTAATAGATTAAATACTTAGGGGGGCAACCTCAATACTGCTCCCCTAGTATAATTTTAACATTGAAGATCTGAGAGGGGTTAAGATCGGAACAATGAGGAAACAAAATGAGAACACTTAACGACTATTTTATAACATCAGCAATACCAGATGTATCAACAGCATCATCAACATTCGTAAATGTACCAGATGGTGGAAGAATTATTAAAATCTTTGCACATAACAAAGCAACTACTACAGGAACAGCAGCTATTACTTTTGAAATAGATGGCGTAGCTTGTGCTAGTGCAGCTATTAGTCATGTAGCATCAGGATCTGCAGGTAAGAAATACTCAGTAGAACCTTCTGCAACTAATGATGTCCTTGAAGGATCTGTAATTGAAGCAATCACTAATGGTGGTTCTACAAATGCATCTAAAATGGAAATTACTTACGTTATTAGAAGATAATTAATTATGGGGGTGGCAACATCCCCAAACAAAAGGAAAATAATATGCATATAGCAATGAGACCTATAACAACTCAGAAAATAACATCTTCTGGTTCATCAGCTGCATCAGCTGCGTTTGGTAATAATATAGAATATGTTAGAATAGCAGCAGACGCTGATTGTCATATAGAATTTGGAACAGGCCCAACAGCAACTACATCTAAAATTTTTGTACCTGCAAAAGATACAGAATATTTTAAAGTATCTGGTGGAGAAAAAGTAGCTGTAATTGGATCAGTAAATTTATACATAACAGAACTATCAGAGTAGTATGGGTAAGGTAAGATCAGTTGAATATGATGCTGGAGTAAAGACTAAATACATTCAAGAATCAGATGGTAGACTAACCATCAATAATCAACAAAATGTAAACCCTTTGTTAAAAAGAAACAAAGAACTTTATAATCATGACAATGGTTATATATCTTCTGCTAAAGAAATGAAAAGAGTGGCAAGTATACCACCTTTAATACTTTCTATATGGGCTAAAGAATACAATGGAACAAATAACTGGTTTCAATTACCTAAAGATATTCAAAGAAAAATAATGAGAACTAAACTTAATAGTAATGAGTTTAGGTATTTCAGAACAGCTGAAGGAAATTTATAATGGCATTAACATCATATTCAGGATTAAAAACATCTATAGCAGATTGGTTAAATAGATCTGATTTGACAACTCAAATTGCAGATTTTATTGCACTAACTGAAGCTGACTTTAATGCTAAACTAAGAATAAGACAGATGGAACAAATAGATTCTATTACAATAGACTCTGAAACTGAATCTGTTCCTACTGGTTTTATTGCAGTAAGATCTTTTTATATACTATCAGCAAGTAATAAATATCCTTTGGAGTACATAACTCCTCAGAATATGTTTGAAATTAAAGCTGGATCAACAACTGCTAGACCTAGAGTCTATACAATTGAGAGTGATAATGAGACAGAAACTTTACGTTTTGGCCCTGCCCCTGATTCTTCTTATACTGGGTACTTATCATATTATAAAAGTTTTGGAGCTCTTAGCGATTCTAATACAACAAATTACATTTTAAACAAACATCCAGGAATATATTTATATGGTTCATTATACCATGCAGCAAACTTCTTAGGTGGAATAGATCCTAACCAAGTACAACAATGGTTACAGATGTATATATCTGCTATGGAAAGATGTGAAAATAATGACAAACAAGATTCATATGGTGGAGCACCTGTTACACAAAGAACAGATGTTCAAACAGATTTATCATTTTACAGGGCTAGATAATGCAGATACCTTTTGGAGAATGGATGCCTGATCAACCAGAACATGGTATGAAAGGTGCAAACGTAGCAACTAATGTTTATCACGCATTGGGATCTTATAAAAGATTTCCATCATTGGTATCATATACAGGTACATCAACTGTAGGTAAAGATGCTCATGGCTCTGGTTCTTTTAGAGATAACTCTAATACAGTTTATAATTTTGTAGCTACAAAAACAGATATACATCAATTAGCATCAGGAACATTTACTTCTCGTAAAGGAAGTTTAAGTGGAGATGATGATGATTTTTTTACATTTACACAATTTGGTCAATATGTAATTGTAAGTAATGGAGTAGATCCAGCTCAATATTATTTAATGGGAACATCTACAAACTTTGCTAATCTTACTTCTATACAAACAGCAGGTACTTGTCCTTTATTTAGAGTTTCAGGAGTTGTTCGAGACTTCTTAGTAACAGGTAATATAGCTAATGCTACAAACAGAATACAATGGTCTGGTATTAATGATATTACAGTTTGGTCAGGTAAACAATCTGACTTACAAGACTTACCAGGATCTGGTGGACAAATAGTACATATTACTTCTGGAGAAGTAGGATATGTATTTAGACAAAATCAAATAGTTCGTATGGACTATGTTGGTGGTGCAACAATATTTAGACTATCAGTTATATCTCCAAACAGGGGAGCCATATTTGGAAGAACAGTATGTCAAGATAATAGACGTGTATTTTTTCTTGCAGATGATGGTTTTTATGAAATACAAGGTGATAACGTAGTACCTATTGGAGTAGAAAAAGTTAATAGATTTTTTGATCTAAACTTAAACAAAGCATATTCAGATAGAATAGTAGCAGCAACAGATCCATTTAATCAATTAGCTATGTGGTTGTACCCAAGCGTAAGTAATACTAACAATACAACAGGTATTTGTGATAGAATCATAATATATAATTACGCTACAAAAAAATGGTCTTTAGCAAAAGTAAGTGCTAGTCAAATATTTCCACAATTTGTAGGAGCATATACAGTAGAGTTAATGGATATTATTTCAGAAAACTTAGAACAAATTAATGCTAACCTTGATACAGATTTTTGGAATGGTGGACAAATGTTTTTAGGTGGAATAGATGGAGATTTTAAAGCTGCAATCTTTTCAGGAAACTCAAATGAGTGTGAGATAGAGACAGCAGAAATAGAAGCATTTCCAGGAGCTCGTACTAACATTCAAGGAATAAGACCAATAGTAGATGCAGAAGCAACAGTTACTGTAAAAACTAGAGAAAGATTAGCAGACACAGAAACAGAGTCTAGTTCATCTTCTATGGTAGATAGTGGGATTAATCCTGTTAGACAATCAGGTAGATACATTAGAGCTAATGTTAAGATACCTGCTGGAACAAGTTTTGATCATGCACAAGGTATAGACATTGTAGCATCTAAAGCAGGATATAGATAATGACAGATTCAGTAGATATAGATAACGTAAGATATTCAATGGAAACACAAGAGTTTTTCCAAAGACAAATAGAAGAAGCAATTAACACTTTAGTTAATAAAAATAATACAGAAAGCGATAAAGCATTCGTTTGGTTTATGGAGTAAAATTATGGCAGGAACATTTTTAGGTAAATACGATACAACAGCAGCAAACAACACAGCTACAGGAACTAATGCAGTTTCAGTAGCAGAAGGAATGCTACCATCTAATATTAATAACGCTTTTAGAAGTGTTATGGCAGATATTAGACAGCATTATAATGCAGCTGAATGGATTGAATATGGTGATGGTGCAGGTACTTATACAGCTACTTACGCATCAGCTACATCGTTTACTATTGATGGAACAGATGTAACAGCTATTTATCATGCTGGACGTAGAGTTAAAGTTGTAGCATCAACGCCAGGCACAATATATGGTACTATATCTAGTACATCTTTTTCAACAAACACAACAGTTAATGTAACTTGGGATTCAGGAAATTTATCTAGTGAAGCAATTACAAGCGTACACATTGGTGTATTAGGTAAAACAAATAACTCAATACCAACTGGTGTTATAGCAGCAAGTAATATAGCTGATGGAGCTATAAGTACTGCTAAACTAGCAGCAGATTCTGTAACAGGAGCAAAGATTGCAGATGACGCTATAGACTCAGAACATTATACTGATGCTTCTATAGACACAGCTCATATTGCAGACTCACAAATAACTACAGCCAAAATTGCAGATACAGCAATTACTACAGCAAAAATTACAGATGCAAATGTAACAACAGCTAAAATCGCAGCAGATGCAATTACAGGTGCTAAAATAGCTGATGATGCTATTAATAGTGAACATTACACAGATGCATCTATTGATACAGCTCACATAGCTGATGCACAAATTACAGCAGCTAAAATAGGAAGTAACGCAGTAACTACAGCTAAAATAAATGCTGATGCTGTTACAAATGCAAAAATAGCAGATGACAGTATAGATTCAGAGCATTATGTAGATGGCAGTATTGATACTGCACATATAGCAGATGCTAATATTACACTTGCTAAACTTGCTGCAAATTCAGTAAACTCATCTAAAATTGTAGATGATTCTATTGTTAATGCAGATATTAATTCTAGTGCAGCAATTGCAGCTACTAAAATTCATGATGGATCTATTTCTAATACAGAGTTTGGTTATCTTAATGGAGTATCTTCAGCAATCCAAACACAAATAGATACTAAAGCAGCAACAACATATGTTGATGATGCAGTTGCAGGACTAAGAACTAGAATTATTGCAGAAGCTGCAACTACAGGTAATATAGATTTAACAGCAGATTTAGAAAATGGTGATACTATTGATGGAGTAACTCTTGTAACTGGAGACAGAGTATTAGTTAAAGATCAATCTACAGCATCACAAAATGGTTTATATACTGTAGTATCTAGTGGTACTGCAAGTAGAGATACACAATTTAATACTATTGATGAGCTATCAGGACAAATGATTGTAGTTAATCAAGGTACTGCAAATGATAATAAAATATTTCTTTGCACAACGAATAACACAGCTTCATTAGGTTCTGACTCAATTACTTACAATGTTATTACACCATCAAATGTTGGAACAGTAACTAGCGTAGGTATAGCAGATGCAGGTGCTGGTGAAATTACAGTTGGTAATACACCTATTACATCTAATGGAAATATTACTCTTGCAATAAATTCTATTGCAGACACAAAATTAGGTACAATTAGTACAGCTAATAAAGTATCTCTTACTGCCTTGAATATTGATGGTGGAAGTGATATAGGTGCAGATCTAACTACATCTGATTTAATAATAGTAGATGATGGTGCTGGTGGAACTAATAAAAAAGCTGCATTATCAAGAGTTGTAACTTTAATGTCAGCACAAGGATTTGTAACAGACGACCCTACAGCTCTTGCGATTGCGTTAGGTTAAATTAATAATAATAAGGAGAAAATAAGAAATGGCAAATACATTTAAAGTAGTGACATTTGCAGCAGAACCAGCGTCAGCAGGTACACCTTACAAAATGTATACGTGTGCAGGAAGTACAACAACTGTTGTTCTTGGTTTGATTCTTACTAACATACATACTACAGCAGTAACTGTTGAAGTAGAATTAGTTAGTGATACATCAAATAGAGGGGGAGCTAATAATGTAGCAAATGGTACAGCTTTTTTAGTTAAGGATGTATCTATTCCAGCAGGAAGTTCTTTAGAGCTTTTATCTGGTGGTAAAGTTGTATTAGAAGCAACAGACGAAATTAAAATAGATTGTTC